ATGTGATTGGTTCTTATAGATGTCAACCCACTCACTAGCATCTTTCATTGTTTCATGTGAAACTGGAGTTACAAAATTACCATCAAGAGTTTTATACTCTGTTGGTTTTGCAACTCTCATATAAAGTGTAGGAGAGTACTTAACCCTACGATTAAGCCTTTGTCCGTTTACATATTCTCTGATTAGTAGGTTATTACCCCAGCGAGTAACATTTGTATAAAACTTCATAAAATAAATATATCACGATTCGTATTGTTTGTCAATACCCAATTCGTTCTATTTTCTTACGCATATTTCTTTGGTATCTTTTTATTCCCTCTGCTTTTTTTCTTGCTCGTTTTGCAGAAGGTTTTTCAAAGTATTGTCTAGATTTGATATCTTTCAATATACCCTCTTTTTGTAGTTTCTTTTTGAGAGTCCTCATAGCTCTCTCCACGTTTCCATTCTTTACTACTACTGTCACCATATATTCCTCATAATTTTTCTGGTATAGGTTGATACTCTTTTTCAAGTATATCTAATTTATCTTGTGCAGATGCCATCTGATCTATCCACTTATCCATCTCCTCTAGGTGCTGGGGGTGTTCTCCTATCCCAACAGGATTTGTCATATAGATATTAAGACTTGCGTGTGCAGTACTATAATCTGCACGATATTTATCTTTGAGCGCTTCGACTAATTGTTTTCTCATGTTTCCCTTTTTTTTCCAATGTTATACTTAGTTTCAAGTATCCACTCATCTTTCTCTTTATATGAGATTATCTTGATCTGACTCAAAGGTGCAACAACATCTGCATTACCTTTGATATCAACTAAGCCCCAGTCTTTTAATAACTTTGCAATAGAGTTTCTCCTTGCAATATCGTTCTCTGATAGATTGGTTTCTTTCCCATCTAGTGCGAACAATTCCTTGAAATGTACGATATAATATCTACCTTGTTTGTGGAGAATGTGACAACTCTGATAGAGTTTTCTTTCTTTTCTTGATGCGACACCTATGCGAGATAGTGTTTCACGAACCTTTAGAAAATCATCTGGTTCTTTCAAACCAACTTCTAACATCTGCTCTTGTGTCCAATTACTACTTTCCATTTTTACCACCCTTACTCAAACTATTCTTAATAGTCTTAATCTGTTCATCACTAAGTACATCAAGAGCGACTTTTGCCTTCTCATTACTATACCCATAATACTCTTTAACATACTCTATGTTTCTTAGTTTTTTCGCCTTGAGCCATGGAGTAAATCTATCCATTGACCTCAGACTATTTAGTAAAAAGTCAAACTGTAGTTTAGAGTCTACATGGTGGTTGGTATTCATTGCATTTACAAAGTGAACTGTTTCTTGATTAAATGGTGCAATACATTTGTTAATAACATACGCTGGATATTTCTTTTCCCACATTGCATCATCTGTATCCATAAGTTTTTCTTTTGTTTTGTTTATCGCTTTGAGATAATCTTTTAATTCATAAGTCATGTTGACTTGGGCCCCTTGATAAAGTATGTTAGGGATATTCTCTCACCTTTAGTAACAGGTGTTACTTCATGTGGTAAATAAGACTTGAATACTATGACACTACCAGGCGTTCTAAAATCTGTAACTGCTTTATTCACTATCAAGTCACCCCCCTCATACTCACCCTCTGATAAGTTTACTAATATAGTCATTTTTGTGTCATAAATTTGGCTTCTAGATTGATCTGAGTGTTCACCATAGTGACCTTGTATATCTGAAGAATATACATTGTGTAGTAAAGTATCCCATCTGTTTAAAGGAAACGTAGTAAAACCAAAAGAGTGATGACAAACGTGAAACCCCATATGAAAAACATCTAGTAAAGCTTCTGGTAAATCTCTCAAGTATATATTCTTTGGTTCTATATTCTTTAGGTACTTACCATCTTTGCTTTTTGCACCCATGTCTTTCTTTTCAACTCTGTAATACCTTTCACTTACAGTTTTGTTTATGTCTTTTATTACATCTGGTTCTAAGAGTGGTGTAGAGTGTGTCCAAAAATCATGTTCATGATACATAATTCACCTCACTTAAATTTACATTGAACTGAAATTTCAGACAAACACGCAAGTAGATTTATCTCTTGGTCTGCTACAAAAGCAGACTTGTATTGGTAATCAGCGATAGTAAGGACAGCATGAGGTATAGTACTATGGTCAATATTATCGTACAGATTATCATAAAGACGGCGAAAAATACGAACAGGATCGTTATCAATATTGTCAACAACCCATTTCCTAAGACCTTTGAAATCGTGTTTTTTGAGTGATTGCATGAGTTCATTTATATTTACCTCTGATATATTAACTAGTATACCAGTATCTATTCTACCAGATGCAGAGTATCTCTGTAGTTCGTTAAGCACTCTTCTCCAATCTGGGAAGTGTTTGTTGATAAGTTCTGCAACTACCCTCATGTCAAAATCTACATCTTCATCATTTAAAATATGAGTCACTCTATCAAAGAACTTCTGTGCAAGTTTAGGTTTCTGACTATTAGGTATCACAAAGTCTACCACACTACAACGAGAGTGGAGTGGGTCTATCAATCTATTCTTAAAATTACAAGTAAGAATAAATCCACAGTTCTTATGAAACTCTTCCATGAAACCACGCAAGGCTGGTTGAGTTGATTGTGGATTTAGATAGTCCGCTTCGTCAAGTATTATATACTTTCTACCACCCTCAAGAGATACAGTAGATGCAAAGTTTTTGATTTTAGTTCTGAGGACATCAATACCAGACTCTTCAGAACCATTTACCATCATAGATGTTGCACCTATTTCATCTAACATCGCTTTCGCAACTGTTGTTTTACCAACACCAGCAGAACCAGACAATATAAGATTAGGTATGTGTTTGTCTTTTACAAACTCAGAGAACGTGTCTTTCAAATCTTTTGGTAAAATACATTCACTAATAGTTACTGGTCGATACTTCTCGACCCATAAAAATGTTTCCATAATATATCACCAAAATCAAACAGAGTATGATGATTCTGGTTCTAATGCAATCCAGTATTCTACTTGTGTGTTCTCACTCTTGAAGTGACTAATGTTCTTAGATGATATCGAAACATCATAAGAGCCATCCATGAGTTTTAGATTATCTACTTTGAAGTAGAACTTAAACTGACCATCACTTTGAGTTTCAACATCTAGTGAATAGTTATTTGCAGTATCGTTCTTTTTATCTTTTGCGACTAGTGATGAAACACCATCAGACTTTTCAAGTGTCATATCTGGTGCATTGATAACCGCTGATGCTCTTTTCATTTTAGATAAGTCACCATTACTTAATTTGAATTTTACTTCTTCAGAAGGCATGGTGATACTATTAGTTGGTGTTTGCACAACAGATGGGTCTGAGTAAAAATACTTCAAAGAGTTACTAGGACTTTGTTCTTCTTTGATAGTGACAAACTGTTCATCAAAATCTAGGATTGGATTTTTGAATAATGATAGAGCTGCGAGAAACTCATTCAAGTCGTAGATTGCAAGTTCCTTTGGAAAGGTTTCTTCTACTGTCGCTTTTGCAACTATGTTTTTCATAGAGGACATAGTTAGTAATTCGTTACCCTCTTTAATAACTAGGTTCTGATTTATACTTGCATAATTTTTCAGAACTGATTGTGTGTGTTCACTTAATTTCATAATATCTCCTTATTATATTAACATCCATCTTCAGACTTAATACCTAAGCCATCCAATTCTTTATCACCATTATCAAGGTCATGGTTGTATAACGCCATTATACCATAGTGAATTACTTTTAACAAGTCTTTTCTGTCCTTACCATTCTTTTTTCCATATCGTTGTGCATACTTCATTATGTTACCGATACAGAAACCCTCACCATGTCCACTATCAATCACAAACTCAGTCGCCTGAAAGTTCTTGTGACTATAGTGTTGACCATATGTGTTGTCAATATATTCTTTTAATTCGGTTAGGATATTGTCTTCATTGTATTTGTATTCAATCTCTTTTCTCACCAAGGCCTCCTCCACCTCCACCATAACGATATCTACTACCTCTGATTGTGTGTAGTATTTTTTGTCTTTCCTCTTCAGATGCATCTTTCCAATTGAACATATCTGGAGAAACAATATTTGCATTTGCAGCTAGAGTTCTTCTTTCACCTTCACCATAAAATGGCATCACTGCGTGTTTCAACCAA